ATTCGCAAATCATCTATCCCAGAAGAGTATCATTTCATGGTCGATTGGATCTACCACGAACTCAGATACTCGAAATTACTCTTTTCAGACGGAGTGATAGTTCAAAAGGTTCAAGGAAATCCGAGTGGGCAAGCCATGACAACAACTGACAATTGTATAACCACACTGCAGAATGTGGTTGACTCCTTTGTCACTCTCATGGAAACCCAGGACTCGGATATTGAACTAAAAGAACTATTGCAAGTCTGGAAAAATCACGTAAGACTGGACGTTTTGGGTGATGATGGCCTTCTCACAATCTCACGGTCTTTGTGGCGTAGTGGATTTACTTTCGAGTTTATTCACAACCTCTGCCAGCAGCGGACTATACGACTTATTTTTGACGATCTAGAGGGGACCAGTCCAGAAAACTGTTCCTATCTCTCACAAACATTTGTTCGCGATTTCTGTGGAGTTTATCTCCCAGTCCCGAACTACGCAAAACTCTACACATCGCTCACGTTTATGGAGCGAAAGTGGACCACCGAGCAGAAGATTTCCAAACTCGTAAATATCTCCAATGAGGTCGCACACCTCGACTATTTTGACGAATACAGGCATATCTGGCTGGCTGTCAAGAGAGTGTACAACACTCTCGCAGCCATGACTAATAACCCTGTCCCTCCGTTGAAAACTCCCCTCGAGGTACGACATTCTCTTGCAGGTTTCGAGTCGGTGGTTGGAGGATTGAAAACTACTGCTAGGATGACGAAGAAGCGCAATGTACGTGAAAAAGTCATCGTCAAGAAACAAACCCGGATCCGTGCCCCAAACAAGCACGAGGCTCTCCGAGGAGCCAAAATCGGCAACGATTACCTCGCTTCACTCGCGGATCCTAGCATCCGCGGCGCGAGGATCCCCGACGCCGTTACCACGCCCTCTTCCACGGCACATGCTAAGGTTGTTATGTCGTATGACGCGAACCCAGACTCAGGCGGGACCCAACGCCTGAGCGCCGTGTTTGCACCGACACTCCGTGACAACCGAGCCGTCATGAGTGGGGAGGACGCTGGTACCGATTGGACTGTGTTCAACATCGGAATCGACACGTTCTTTGACTCATCGATCTTCGATGCTTACAAGGACATGTACGTGGACCTCCGTCCTGTTTCGGCCTCTCTTGAGGTCGATTACACTGGTACGGCTCTCAATGCCAAGGGGTCTTACTGTATTGCTCTCGTCTCTCCGGAGCAAAAGATCTTCTACGGAAGTACGATGGACCAGTTGTTTGATGGCACTATTGCCTCTGCGAGCCAACTCGCAGGCGCTACAGTTGTGCCAGCCGCTACAACAACTATCACGAACTGGCGCCCGATCGACGAGAGTGCGTTCATCTACTGTCTTACTGACGATGTCAACGAAATGAAATCGTCACAAGGCTTTTATCAGAACGCTTCGTCTTTCACAGCCTACGGCTATCAGCAAGGTGTGGCGGGAATTCCATTCTGGTATTTTGTCACCGAGGACGTTGCGACCGACGCTTCATGGAACTTTACTGTTACCATCAATTTCGAAGCCCGCTCGAGGAACAACCAAATCAGTGGTGACGTTCCATCTGTCCAGGATGATCTCGCTATGCAGCACGCCAATAACGTCCTGCCTCACCTACCGAGTACCATCGTCAGGAGTGAAGCCGATGAGGAAGACCACCCAAC